TGGTGCCCGTAGAAATATGAGCAGATAACAAGCGCCAGAGCGCCAACAATCACGTAGGGATTAGGCATCTTCAGTCTTTCCGGCTTTGATAGATTCAATCTTCTCCTGCCCACGCGTCCAAGCAGAGATGCCAAGGATCGCCATGAACGTAATATGTATGAACCCGCCAGACTGCAAAGTCAACGAAGTCCACTGACGAAACGCATCGTTTGCCGCCTCAGTCTCCCAGAATTGCACGATGGCCCACAAGATGGGAAACAGCACGAAGTCACACAGACAGATAATCATGTAGGTGATCGCCATCATCGGACGCCATTTAGTCGTCATCCAGTCAGTTGTCTCGTTCATATTCACCTCTCATATAGTCAGCAATCATCTTCTTACGCAATTCCCGCAACGCCTTGAGTTCCATTTCAACCGCCACTCTTGCGTTGTTTAAATCCATGTACATCACCCCTAATACGGGGAGTACCACTACAAAAGTCAACGCCATTATCGCCACACATAAGACGACAATAAGCGATACGTCAGACTCTCCCTTAGCAGGAGCAGGACGCCGAGGAGCCACATTACGACGAAAAAGATTGCCCCAAACCAAGATACATACTCCCACCGCTGCCGCACTATTCTGTGCCTATACAACCGCTCCTTCTGCAACCTCGCCGTCTCACGCCTGTGTGCCTCGTCCTGTTCAATGACAATCTGCTTCCACATCGCCTCGTACTTCGTCCACAGTGCGCCCAACTCCGGTGGGGCCTTATACACCATAGTTTCCCGCAACTCTGCCAGCATGGCATCCAACCGCGACTTGATGATGACACGGGCCAGAGCTCTCTTACCTATCGACTGCTCCCCTGTGTATACCGTCTTGGCCTCCGCCTCCTGCTGGATAAACACCTTGCCGATCTTGTCGTACTCATCCATCAGCGCACCCAGATCATTGCCAATCTGGATAAACACATCGTTCGGGTCGGCCTTGGCTATCTCCTGCACCCGCTGTACTTCTTCGTTGTACTGAATCTTCTGCGCGTTCGTCGGATTCGGTATCTTCTGGAACTGCTTCTTTAGATCATCGAGTACGTCCTTGACTTCCCCTGCCGCGCCCTTGATGTCCTTATAAAGTTGACAACCCTTTTTTACCGCAGCAACAGCAGCATTGGCAGCAGCAAGTAGGGTTAGCGGGTCAATTTATTCCTCCGTCAACGAAATGCAGGACCGCCTATCCACAACACCAAAGACCGTCGAACGCCTTTCGTAACAGGCGCAACTCTATGTAGAGTGTAAGACGGGAAAAACCATGCCCGCCCTCTTTGGCACTCTAGTGTTTGCGCTACATCGTTACCCGTTTTTACCTGAAACTCACCCCCTTCAAATTCCGATGGGTCAGATAAAAGCATAGCCATTGACAACTTTCTGGGCACCCCTTTATCGGATGGGGAGGCGTCGGTGTGCCAATCGTAATGCCCCTGTTGCTGTTCCGTATACAGACCAAGCTGCATCGGCTCGTGAAATCCGGTCAAGTCTAAATGAAAAAACCGACTATTAACTTCCGCTACAGCAACAGCAAGTTTCTCCCAGACATGTAGAAGTTCAGGTTTCATACTAACCCATGCAACTTGTGAAGTACGAACCTCGTTATTTACTCCCATGCTCCCACCTGAGCCACCAACACAACCATCTTGCAAACGCAGCCACTCTGGCTGGGCGAGGATCAAATTAATATCTTCGGGAGTAAGAAACCCCTCCCAGTAAGCAAGATGATCTTTGCCGGGTATAGCACGGGGCGGTATTGGGTAGATCACTTCGCCTCCATTAAAGTAGTCCTGTTTTTCCCATAAGAATAATTATTTCTTATAGTGTTGTCCCCAACCTCAGAGGCGTGTTTACCGTTCTTCCGTACAAAATGCAGAAATACTTGCCCTGAGTAATAGCCTTGCGGCCCGTCACATTTATCACGCCAATGCTCAATATCGCATCCGGGGTAAATAACTCCGTCACCTTCACCCATATCAAAGCGCTGCCCGCCCATATAAATAGGCCAAACATAGTGGTGCGAACGACCAAGTTGTATAGTAACGCTGACCTCGCAAGCTGGGCGGTCGGTATGACGCTCAAGCACATCACCATTACTATATAACCTAGCATACGCGTAGGTTGGAATCAACTCTTCTCCGACAACCTGTTCAATCGTGGGCCACAAACGCTCATGCAGTGTTTCAAACATATACTCGTGATCGAGAATGGCAAGAGCGTTAGGGATTTGTTTGTCCGAGCGCGGTGCTATATCGCCATGTCGCATAAGTACGTGCGTGAAGAAATGACAAAACTCTAACGGTACAATATTCTTAACTTTGATTAGTGTTAACATACTATTTTGTGCCGCATAGAAAATACAATTTCATCGTATGGCGTACTCATGAATGCTTGCATGATTAGCCGACACGTATTGTCAAGTGGCTCAAAATGTAATCCGGCATCGCGGGTATCATCTGCGTAGCTAACTGAATGTGGTTGTCTTGTGTTCATAACCCAAACATCTCCGGGCTTTGCAACAAAATATTCGATCTCAGTCAACGCGTCCCTGCGCAAATTCCAGTAACTGTTCCCATGATCCACCACTGACTCTTCGTCCGGAATAATTTCCCCTTCCCAAAACGAAGTTTTTTCCCCGTTAGCCTCAAGGTAAAAGTTAATTACGGCCTGCTCATCTAAATGGATATGGGGGGCAAGTAATCGTATCTCTGTTAAATTAACAGCAATTAATGAATGTTGTATCTCAGGCGGTAGTTGCTCACGGACAAGTTCAGTTTGTTTTCTTGGTAGGTAACGCCGGACCGCACGGGGTTTGTTATATCCGTCTCGATGTACCCCATGCGACTGAATTACATGTTGCCCGATAACCACCTTTGCTTTTTTAAGAAAAGGAGTTTCCACCGGTAAATGTAATTGCGCTGCGTATTTCATAGGATTTTTAACCCCAAACAGCGAGTCTGTGCAGTAGCCACCTTTGCGCCCGTAGACACAGCAATTGCGGTAGGGCCTACAAACACACGATCTTCAATACAAAGAGAGCCTTCACATAAAAATAAATTGGTGCCCTGCGGGAGTAAAACATTATCGCCCGTCGCAAAATCCATAACATCACAGTTTAGTTCTTTGCCATCGTTTAGTAGTCTGTCGTAACAAAAAACCACAGCAGGTTCAGTAACTAATAAGTCATATTCTTTAGCTACATAGTCAGGACCGCGTAATATGGTACCGGGAAAGTTGTCTTGTCTTCGTACTCCAGTTTCCGCATCGCGAGACTCGGTATAGCCTTTTACACAAAAGATGGTGCAAGTAGTTATATCTTTAACTATAAGCTTAAACTGTAAACCTGCCTCATAAGTATTTTCAATAAATACTCTACCAAACACTCGAAGGGGGCGTTGCTTCATAACTACACCGTTTGCACAAGTATTTCAGGGTTTTCAGGAGGTGGGGGGATCAGCCCGTCTATAGGATACGAATTCTCTTGTCCTACCATGCCTTTGTACTCTTGAACCTTGGCCGGATCAGCAATGAACTTTTCCTCCCGCTCTTGTTGCTCTGCGTGATAAACCCCTGCCACGGCAATACGTTTTTTAATCTCTACGGGGTCAGTAACATCAGGCCACATATTCATGGGTTGAAAAGCATGTTGCGGGTAGTCATCAGGATTTTGAGACTTAGTTGTGTCTGATGCAAATGAAACAAGCAGAGAATACGACTGTTCTTCAAACGCATGGATTTTCATGTATAAAGTATTCACACTCTACTCCTATTAAGATGCGCCGCCTTGGCGCGTGCCCGTGGCAGGATAAGTTACAAACGGGTTTCCGACAATATAGTTACCTGCACCACCACCACTTCCGCTGGAACTAGAACCTGCTGCCCCACGTCCGCCACCAGAACCTCCCGCGCCTCCGATCCCACCACCACCGCCACCACCACCACCGCCAGCGCTACTTGTCCCCCCAGCCCCCGGATTACCCGGAACGTTACCACCGGGACCTCCACCGCCACCGCTGCCACCATTAAACCCAGCACCGCCACCGCCACCGCCACCGCCCCACGATTGAACGAATTTACCCGACCCGGTCCTCACTCCGGCACCGCCGCCACCGCCACCACCACCGCCAGCCAAAGTTCCGTTGTTTGTGATGGTTGTTGGACGATTTACGTAAACAGCATTTCCTCCGCCACCGCCCGGCCCCCCACCAGCAGCAGTGTTCGCATTAGCAAGTCCGCCTCCACCGCCACCGCCACCCATACCTTGAATGACGCCGTTATTGACGATTGTCACTGTATCGCCGGGATTGAATGAAGACGGCACCAGCATGGCGTACGTGCCGGTTGAAGTGCTTCCCACCGTCACGCCGGGGTTTACCGTAACAGTTAAGTCAGTAGCGCCAGCTACATAAGTTGGGCCACGATTGGTATAAACGTCGTAGTTATAGGTATTAGCGGCAATCGTCAATGCAACAGTAGAGCGGTTTGCTGAACCGTAAAAATTCCCCATCGCAATCTGACCGGATGTGGGAATTGCAGCATTAGTGGGGGTGTTTGGTACTAAGCCACCGCCACGATAATATTCACTCAACGAATGAGGAACCGTGCCACCAAACTCGGTGGCGATTGTGGTCATCGATATGGCGGTACCGGGGCCGGGAATAGGCATGGTCAGCCCCCTTTCTTCAGCGCCTCAACCTCAGCGCGAAGTTCTGCAATCGCAGCAAATGCCAAAGCGCACATTTTTTCGTAGTCAACTGCAAGAGTTCCATCCTCTCGTTTACGGACAGCTACTGGAAACTGGGCTTCTACATCCTGCGCGATAACACCAAAATCAGACTTCTGCACAAAGTACCCGTCTGCCCCACCATGTTGCGCAAGATACTCATCAGTCCAGTCAAACAACTTACCGCCAATAGCGCACACCTTGGACAGCGCATCGGGGATATCGCGGATGTTCTCTTTCAATGTGCGGTCTGATGAAAAGAACGCAGTAACGTTGTTGGTGGCACGAATTTCACCTGTTGTGCCGGACGCCGCAGTACCAACACCAAACGAACCAAATTGAACGCTAGAGGTAGTGGCAATGTCCTGCGGACCCGATAACGTAATAGACCCGCCACCATTTGTCACAGTAACTCGATTCGCTGTACCTGTTAGGGTCGCTTTAGCCAGCGTATTGCCGGTGGTGTTACCGATTAAAAGCTGACCGTCAGTATATGTAGTTTGACCTGTACCACCAGAAGCTACAGGTAACGCAGCACCCAATACCAACGAAGGGGCGTAATCAAGTGCGTGTACAACGTTTACACCGTCTGTGAAAAGTATGGTCTCGCGCCCAGCAGGAATTGATAAGCCCGTACCCGCCGCAGTCGTATTCCCCAATACAGTAGAACAAAAAATAGTGGCTTGGTACGCGCTAGAGTTACGGACGACGTAAACTTTATCTACAGGAGGTACGTAAACGTTAAAGTTAGCAGTTGTTGTGGTAGTCAGATCAAGCGTCATATTTCGTGACTGATCTGCCGCACCATTCTGAGCGGTCAGCGCTTGATTTGCGGAAGTAATACTGACGGCTACATAACCAGCAATTGCATCTTCAATTAGAGTTCCCAAGTTTGTGTTGGTGGTTACACCCCAAGTGCCCGACTGCTCACCCGTGGCAATAAGCTCAATCCGCAGATTGGGAGAGTAGGTAGAAGGCATAATTTTTCCTTACATACATCAAACAGTATCGATCAAAGTCCAGCCCGGTGTCTGGTCATCATTTATAACTTCCCACAATAACCTGCGGGCGGCTGCGTCTTCGGCCTCTACGGTTTCCGCAACTGATGTACCAAACGTTGCCCCCGCATTTACCGTATCCGTAGCCGTGGCGCTTTGTGTAACATTACCCCCAAATTGGGCTAATGCAGAATCAGTTTCAGACGCGGCGCTTGTTTCAGTAACGCGCACATCAAAGGCGACAGTTGCTGACATAGTCTCAGAGCAAGTCGGGTCTTCCTGAATCTGCCCCGTAAACGCAGTTAATGGGAAAACAAAATCCGCGCCTTCTCCAACAGTAAGCATTGAGCGAGAATACGTATTAAACGCAGAATACTCGTCAGTTTGAGAAACACTCTCCGCAATGGCTGATTCAAACACAACAGAACTACTGGGCGTATCTAACGGACTCGCCGTTTCAGAGATATTTGCAACAATTGCAATTAACCCTGCGACTTCATCTGCCCCACTACCCGTTTCACTTACCGATACACCAAATGCTACATTACCTACGACTACGTCTTGAGCGCTACCTGTTTCAGAGACCGCACTGTTTACGGAAAATACCCCCGCTGTAACGTCAGCCGCAGTTGCAGTACTCGTAAACGTAGCAACAAAGGTGGCTAGAGTCGAAACAGAATCCTGCACCACCCCAGTATGAGAAATAGTGCAGTCATATGCGGACAAGCCCCAACCGGCCTGACCCCAAGTCCCGGAATCCCAGCCCCCGTTAGACATTTATTACGCAGCGACGAGTTGGGTTTCTGCAAACCAACGCTGGTGTTCTGCGCCATTTGCATCGGTCCATGAGATCAGACAGAAAACATTACCGTCATCATCCATACGCAATGCAGCCACAGGGCCTTGCGGTACGACTGCTTCAACCTTCACTACATCACCTTTTTTAAATTTGGTAGCCATCATTACTCCCATTAAGCTGCGTCAAGGTTAAATGTGTAGGTCACGTTCAAAACGTCACCGCTTACAACTGCGCGATCACCCGGTGCTTGAAAATCCGAAGCGGAAAACAAAATGCCCGATGTACCTGTCGCCACATTAGTGAGAAACGCCCCAGCGATTGTTGTCGTTGCATTCATGTTAAATACAGCAACGCTTGCCGAGTTAGTGATGACTGAAGGATCAGCCAGCGTTGGTGTACCAAACACAGCAGCTTTACGGTTACCCGAATAGCCAGTATCTTCAGTCCAACCACCGCCACCTGTAGTGCCATGCGAAGCAAGTGTTTGTGTAGCTGAATAGGTTGTACTTGCTGCCGGACCTGTAATAAGACCAATATACCAAGCGGCAGTGTAAGTCGAACCACTAAAATACTTGGCGTTCATGTCCTGCAAACCTTCGTTAACTACGAGGTTGTGGGCGCTTTCTTCCCACTTGAGGTTGCCGTCCTTGTCAAAACACTTAACGGTGAATACGCCACCAGCAAGCATTGCTTCAAGGCCGGTAACTTTACGCTCAATGGTTGCAATAGCACCATCCGCACTTTTGCCAGTTTCGATCTGCATGATTACTCCTTATGGGAAACGAATTAAAGCCGTCGTCGCCGAGTTAACAGGCATGGTGACGGTGTTGCTCACACTGCTAAAAGTTTTATCTGAACCGAAGTCCAGCACTGCGACGGACTTGTTACTGCGGGTCACGTTGTAGATCAAAGCCCCACGCGCTACAAAGTTAGCACCGGGCCAAGACACGTTGTTGAAGTCCACATACACCGTGCCCGTCTGTACATCCGTCGTTATTGTCGCGCCTGTTACAGCTACTCCACCTGCCGTATAGCCTGTGCCGGTCACTTCGTTCGTCGTTGTGTACACAGTGGTCAACGGACCAATATCCGAAAAAGCCGTGTACAACGCCATCCGCAACGTATCGGTCGCCAAGTTCTGCCCCGCTTGGAGCATCTCTTGTTTGAAGCTGTTTGTCAGACCCTGTTGGATTGGCATTATGGCATCACCTTAATCTTGGCCTGTCCGTCTCTGTACGCATCACCACGCTCAAGACCTGTACCCAGACGATTCAGTTGACCCATGGCTTCCTGATACTTCTTCTCGTACTGAGCGGTCAAATCGACTTCGCCCTTCAAGAATGTATACGCCTCAACCAAAGTGCCATACAGCAGAACCGGTGAATAGTTGTCGCCAAGCCATGTGCGACCATCGGCAGCTACCGTGATTGACTCAGGGTAATAGTAATAGTGCAGCTCTACGTCGTATATGGCGTCAGGCGTGGGGCCAAGGATAAAGCTCAACTCGTCCGTAATCGTGCTGGTGACAACCGTTGGGCCAAACAGGGCGTAGTACTCAGGCAAACCTCTATCTTGCGAGCTAGGATAAGCTGCCCGGATGAAGTTCACATCCTTGTTCAACAGGTAGGTGTAGTTCTCTGTAGCTGTACCAGCGTCCTCAATGATCGCTATGGAGAAAACAGATAGAAAGTCAGAGGGGCAAGACAGATACTTATTACCTGTAGTGGTTACGCCTGTGACGTTCTTACGCAGCGCTGGAATCTGAACGCTGTTATATACGCGCTCTTCCGCTTGGGTAATAAAGAAGTTGATCTGTTCAGTGCCGTCAGACGTAGTAACGCCACTACCTGCTACGTTCGTCCACGTATTGGTGGGGAAGTCGTTTTGCAGGTAGTTCTTAACAGCAACAAACAGTTCGTTGTACGTCATGATTAACCCATCGGACCACGAGCCATAACACCCTTAGTTGCCGCACCGGTACCACGAATCTTGATGCCGGTAGTCTTAGGTTCTTTGTA